CAATGGCACCACGCCTCAAATGCCTGCCTCCTGGACTAGCCACCATCGACACGCGTATTGCGCAACCTCCGCCAAAGCGGGCTGATCCGTTTTATCTCACCAAGCCCTGGCGGGATCTGATGCGTCAACTCACTGCTGCACGCGGAAACGTCTGTCAGGAATGTGGCCGGTCAGGTGTCCGCCTCTTTGGTGACCACGTCCAGGAGCTCAAGGACGGTGGCGCTCCACTAGATCCAGCCAACATTCGGCTGCTCTGTGGATCGTGTCACACCAAAAAGACAGCCAAAGCCCGCGCGGCCCGGATGCGAGAACGGCATCAACGCTGAAAAACGGCAGAAATCTGCGGATTTTTCTGATCTGACCTCGCCTCTCGGCTGGGGGTGGGGGCGGGTCAAATCTTCACAGCCCTATGGGCACCCCAACCGCGCCAGGCTCACGCGCAGATTTTTCAGCCAGTTTTGAAAACAATCAAAGAAATCAAAGGAGTGACAGAGATGGCACGCGGTGGTGCTCGTCCTGGTGCAGGCCGGAAAAAGAAGGTCGCCGCTACCGAAGAATGGAAGGGGCCGGAACTCCCTGAAGGTAAGCAGCTTCGGCCTCTCGATTTCTGGCTGGCTCTCCTCCGGGATGGAAATGCTCCACTCGAAATCCGCATGACGGCGGCCAAGGAAGCGATGCCGTTCATGCATGCAAAACCAGCGCCAAGCCGTGACGGTGACCAGACAGATTTAGCGAATGCGCCCGGCGCGGGTGATGACTGGACCCATGACCTTAATCCCAACACTGACCAGAAAGGATTGCATTGATGGCGTGGGATTTGAGCTGCGTTGACTGGCAGGACCGGATACGGCGCGGCCAATCCCTCATGCCGGACCTGCCTGATCTGGACGTGGCGCGGGGTGAAAGGGCCGTCCGCATCTTTAACCGGCTGCGGATCCCCGACATTGTCGGCACACCGCTCCTTGCTGATGCCTGTGGTGAGTGGTTCCGCGAAATCGTCATGGCCCTTCACGGCTCATTTGATCCAGTGACGCGGGCGCGGATGATCCGGGAACTGTTCATCCTTGTGCCAAAAAAGAACGCCAAGACCACGCTGGGCGCAGCAACAATGCTCACATCAGTCCTGATGAATGAACGGCCCCGTGGTGAGTTTCTGATCGTCGCCCCAACCAAGGAAGTGGCGCAGCTCGCCTTTGACCAGGGAACGGGCATGATTGACCTGGACAGGGGGCTTCGCAAGCGCTTCCACATTCAGGAGCACAAAAAGACCATTACCTATCTGACTACCGGCGCCACGCTCAAAATCAAGGCGTTCTCTCCTGATGTCATGACCGGCGTAAAGCCTTCGGGCATCCTGGTGGATGAAGAGCATGTGGTTGCTGAGCGCGCTGATGCTGACCGTGTCATGGGCCAGATACGCGGTGGGATGGTCAGCCAGCCTGAGGCGTTTCTGGCCATCATCACAACGCAGTCAGAAAGGCCGCCGCGTGGTGTGTTCAAGGGTGATCTCAAAAAAGCGCGGGCTGTCCGTGACGGTTTGGTGCAGGGCCATACGCTGCCCATCCTGTATGAGTTTCCGCCTGATATTCAGAAGGCCTCCACGGTTCCAGGCCAACCGGCTCCATGGGAAAATCCAGCCCTGTGGCAGATGGTCCTGCCAAATGCAGGCCGATCCATCACTGTGCCACGCCTGGAAGATGATTTCCGGGAGGCCAAGGAAAAGGGGCTTGAAGAGCTCACCCGCTGGGCGTCTCAGCACCTCAACGTGGAAATCGGCCTTGCGCTGCGGAATGATCGCTGGGCGGGCGCGGATTATTGGGAAGCTCAGGCGGATCCTGATCTTACTGTTTCGGAAATCGTCGCCCGGTCTGATGTGATTGTTGCCGGAATTGACGGTGGTGGCCTGGACGATCTGCTTTCCCTGACCATTCTGGGCCGGGACAATGTCACCGCTGAATGGCTCCAGTGGCAAAGAAGCTGGGTCATGGAAGGCGTTTTGCAACTGCGCAAGCGTGAGGCCTCCCAGCTACAGGATTTCGTGAAGCAGGCTGATCTGGTCATCGTCCAGGAGCCCGGCATGGATATCGAGCATCTGGCGGACACGCTCGGCGGCGTGAACAAGTCGGGCAAGCTCGCCATGGTTGGCCTGGACCCCATGGGCGTCGGTGCTATCGTGGATGCGTTGGCAGATCGCGGGATTGATGGTCCGCGTGTTGTTGGCGTCTCCCAGGGCTGGACGCTTTCCGGGGCCATCAAGACAGCCGAACGGAAACTTGCTGACGGCAGCCTGCTCCATTGCGGGCAGCCCATCATGGCCTGGGCGGTCAGCAACGCCAAGGTGGAGGCGCGTGGCAACGCCATCATCATTACCAAGCAGGCCGCAGGTTATCTCAAGATTGATCCGCTCATGTCGCTGCTCAACGCGGTGGTGCTCATGAGCAAAAACCCACAAGCCAAGCCGACAATGGCCGGATTTATGCGCAGAGGATTGTTAACGGCATGACACTCAAGAGCAGGGTAAAGGGCTGGCTGTATAAAGCGGCCAACGCCATGACCCTGACCGTCACGGGTGTATCCCTGACAGATCTGCGGCTGGGTGCCTTCCTTGCTGGCGGCCCGACCTACAGCGGCAAGCTGGTGACGGTGGACACCGCCATGCAGCTTGATACGGTCTGGGCCTGTTCGCGGCTGATATCCGATACCATCGCCGCTATGCCGCTCAAGCTCTACCAGCGGCAGCCAGATGACACCTCACTCCTGGCACGGGACCATCCCCTCTACCGGATCCTGTATGTCGCGCCCAATGCGGACATGACCGCCATGGAGTTCTGGAGCGCCATGGTCAGTTGCCTCATGCTGTGGGGTAATGCTTTTGCCCAGGTCGTAAGGCGGGGCGATGGCACGGTCATCGCGCTCAATCCCCTGCGGCCAGACCGCATGACGGTGCGACGAAACGCCAGCACAGGGGAACTGACCTACACCTACAGCTATCAGGGCCAGCAGTTGGTTCTGGCCGAAAGCCAGATTTTCCACATCAAGGGCTACTGCACGGACGGCATGATGGGGATCTCGCCTATCTCTGCCGGTCGCCAGCAACTGGGCAGCGCCATGGCGGCGGAAGAAACAGCGGCCCGGATGTTTGCCAATGGCATGCTGAGCCAAACCTACATCAAGAGTCCTGACTGGGTGCCTGATGAGATGCTGGGGCGTGCCAAGGAAATCCTGAAAGACTATTCCGGGGCCGTAAATGCCGGGAAAACGCCGCTGCTAGAGGGTGGCTGGACGGTCGAAAGCATTGGCATGAACCCGGAAGACATGCAGCTCCTCCAGACCCGTGGCTTTAATGTTGAGACCATCTGCCGCTGGTACGGTGTGGCTCCGGTCATGATCGGACGCATGGAGAAATCCACCGCGTGGGGCTCAGGCCTGGAGCAGATGAACCTCTGGTTTCTGACTTACACCTTGCAGCCCTGGCTGGTTCGGATTGAGCAGGCCATCTCTCGTTGTCTGCTGAGCGCTACTGAAAAGGCACAGTATTTTGCCAAGCACAACGTAGATGCCCTGCTGCGGGCTGATAGTCAGGCGCGCGCCCAGTTGGAAGCCACGCAGGTCCAGAACGGCATCAAGACCCGCAATGAAGTGCGTGAGAAAGAAGGACTGCCTCCGCTCCCTGGTGGCGACATGCTCACCGTCCAGGCGCAGATGATCCCACTCACGGATGTTGGCACGATAGCCGTCCAGCCATCAATAAAGCCAGTCAACGGCCCAGATTTACCAGCACCAAAACCGCAACAGAGCGGCATATTAGGAGATCCGGACGAATGATAGACGGCATGGAAATCTGCGCCGTCCCCTTTGAGGTCAAGTTTGCGGCAGGCGATGCCGGAGCGAACGGCCTCGTGGAGGGGTATGGCGCTGTCTTTGGCAACACGGACTCCCACGGGGATGTCATCATGCCAGGCGCGTTCGCCCACTCCATTGCCGAGCGCAAGGCGCAGGGCCGAATGCTGCCCATGCACGTCATGCACGGCGTGTTCGGTGGCGATGGCGTTCCTGCTGGCGTCTGGAACGAGATGGCGGAAGACAGCAAGGGCCTGCACGTCAAGGGCAAGATCAGCGGCACCAATACGGATGCCGGACGCCTGCTCTATGAGCGTGTGAAGGATGGTGCGCTAGGTGGCCTGTCCATCGGTTACAGCGTGCCGCAGGGTGGCTCCGTCAAGCTGACAGATCCCAATGGCCCCAAGCGCCAGATCAAGCAGGCCAATCTGTTTGAGGTCAGCCTTGTGGATGATCCCAGCAACGCCCTGGCGCGTGTCACTGAGCTCAAGCGTCGGTCAGGGGGCGAATACAAGGCGACCATACAGGCCACGGCCGCCATCCAGGCGGTGGCAAGTGCCCTCAAGATCTATCAGACATCGCTCAAGGGTAATGATGCCCCCACTGCGGATGAACGCCAGCAGTTGCTGACCCATTTGCAAGATGCATATGAGGCCCTGACCGGCTCCCGTATGCCAGAGGGCCTGAAAGCCGCCATGGGCAATCCTGCCAGTAAGTCCGATTTTGACAAGGCACTGGATCAGGCCATGTCAGACATGATGCGGGGCATGTCTGACGCCTCCCTGACCGGAGATCCTGATCATGATTTTCTGGCCATGATGATCCCGCATCATGAGGGAGCCATTGCCATGGCGCAGGCCGAAATTGCGCACGGCAAGAGTGTCCCAGCCCTTGCGCTGGCGCGCTCTATCGTCACGGCGCAGACAAGCCAGATTGCCAGCATGCGGGACATAATGAGCGGCAAGAAATCTGCCGCCCTGATGCCGGAGGAACTGAAGTCCGTGGTGTCGGGCCTGCGCGCAGCCATTGGCGTCAAGCCGGTGCCATCCGGTTTGCTGCCCCCTGGTCTGGGCAGTTTTTCTCTGTCCTGACCGTTTCACATTTTCCACCCACCAGCCGCCCCATGAGGCGGCTTTTTTTATGGGAAAAACCATGCCTACAGAAGCCGAATACAAAGCTGCCGTTGCTGACCTCAAAAATGCAACCGATGAGGTCAAGAAATTTGCAGAGACCTCCAGAACGGAAATCAAAAACATTGGTGAGGTCAGCAGGGAGACCAAAGCTGCTGCTGACAAAGCCTTGACGGAAATGAATGCACTCTCAGCTCGCGTGACAGAGATGGAGCAGAAGGGAGCGCGGGGCGGCAACCAGAATGATCAGGCCACCCAATCCATTGGCCAGCGCTTTATTGCTGCTGATGAGGTCAAGGCTGCCATGGAGCGCGGTGATAGCTGGAAAGGCACCGTCCAGATTGAAGTCAAGAATATCACCTCTGCCAGCTCCACCGGTACATCCGGCACCACGGGTCTGGTTGTGGCGGATCGCCAGCCGCAGATCATCCAGCAGCCCACCCGCAAGCTGGTTATCCGCGACCTGCTCATGCCCGGCACTACGGGATCCGGTTCAATTGATTATGTCAAGGAAACCGGCTTTACGAACAACGCCGATTTTGTGGCTGAAAATCCCGGAACACCCAAGCCTCAGTCTGACATCACGTTCAGCCTGGAAAGCCTGCCGGTGCGGACGATTGCCCATTTCATCATGGCATCCAAGCAGATCCTGGCGGATGCGCCCATGCTCCAGAGTTACATTGACGGGCGGCTGCGCATTGGCCTGGGCCTCAAGGAAGATGATGCGCTGCTGAATGGTGACGGTACTGGCGTCACAATCAAGGGCCTGATGGCGCAGTCTATCAAATATGCCCAGCCTGCCGGTGTCACCATCAAGGATGAGACCATGATCGACCGTCTGCGTCTCGCCATGTTGCAGACTACTCTGGCGGAATATCCGGCAACAGGTCACATCCTGAACCCGACTGACTGGGCCAGCATTGAGCTGACCAAAGATGCCCAGCTCCGTTATGTCTTTGCCAATCCGCTGGGTCTGACAGGTCC